TAGTTTCTTTTACTCTATCTTTGAGGAGTAAGGCCATAAGAGATACCCTTATGCAATACGGATGATAGCGTTAGATGCATCCGCTGTTGGGAACTCAATAGTGAAGTCACCGTTAGTCGATGTTTTTGTACCGCCAAAATCAATGACAGCAATAGCTTTGTTAGTCTGCGAGGCATTATAGATAATGCAACCATCAGCAGACACAGTAGCCGAAGCCCATGTAGTATTAGCAAAGTCTACAATAGCAGTAGAGCCATCAAGACTAATAGTAGCACTGCCAAGTGTATTACCACCAGCAGTGTAGTTTGTTCCAGTAGACTCGTCTGAGTTAACTGTAACATTGCTATAGTTAGTAGTAGCTGCACCATAAGTACCCGCAGGGGTAGCTTTAATAAGTGCAATCTTAAGAACGTCAGTGTCAAGGTCGTGAACACCCCCAAGAAGCTCTTGCTTGAAGCTGTTGCACATCGCAGTTGTAATAGCCATCTTGGGATGTCCTATATTAGAAAATTACGCAAGGTAAGAGAGGGCCAGTAAAACCAGCCCTCCCTCAGTTTTATTAACGAAGGTTCCAGACCGCATTGACCAGAGCTTCAGGACGCAGAATCTTTCTGCCGTACAGGTGCATACCACGCACGATGTCAGCAAACGAATCCGGGTCACGGTAAGTCTCAGTCTTGTTGATCTGCTCAGCAGTAGCAACAGCCGAGTCATGACCAGCGACGATGACACCAAAGTTGGTGGCATTCGATGCGCCGTTGGTTTCAGCACCAGTACCGACAGACGGCAGGTTGTTCGAAACATAAACACGGAAGCCGTGCAGGTTGTTCAGAACAAGACCGTTCATCAGGCCATTGCCACCCCAGTCAGCTTGCAGCAGGCGGGAGTCCTCGTCACGGAGAATTTCCATGAACACGGGGTCAATAACCAGCCAGCGGCCCGACGAGTCAACATTCTGTTGATCAAGCTTACGAGCCATACGAGCAATGATCTGAAGCGGGTTAGCTTCACCAGCAGTCGAGGGGACGCCAGTAGCACCACCAGTACGGGGGCTAACAGCAACCGACCAACCAGCTGTACCAGCATTGAACGACGCAGCGTCGATCTTATTGCCAGAAAGAAGTTCGTCCGAACCAGCCGAAGTGTTGGCTTTAGTACCATTAACAGTGGTGTTAACAGTGTCGGGCGTACCATGAAGAGCCGACTGCTTGTAGCCCGACAGATAACCAAGAACGTCTTGGTCATACTGGTCAGCCAAACGATAGGCAGCACGATCCGAAGCGAGCGACTGGAAGTTCACGTGCGAGTGAGCTTCTTCAATGTCGTCAACCTTGAACGCAAAGTAGTTAGCTTTGTCGATAGTCAGGGTGAAGTCATTGTCAGTCAGGTCTTGCATAGCAATAGTTGTACCACGCAGGTAGGCCGAAACCGAGATTTCGGGTTCCTTGATGATTTTCACCGAGTCACCCATGTTGGCGATTTCGCCAAAGTAGTCGGAGTTAGTAACCCCTTGAGCAACAGACGCTTTGCGGAACGCAAGCTGCACCTGTTTGCTATAAATGACGGGCGAGAAGTTACCATTAGGTAAGTTCGTGTAGCCGACAGCACTTCCAAAAGCCATGATAGTTCTCCTTAGTTTTGGAATTAGACAGATGCAAATTGAATAAGTTTGTAGTCAGAGGCTATTACTATTTGGGTGCGTACCAATACGCTACAAGTGATCAGCTATGTAGGAGTATCTTAACGGGCCAAATGTGCTAGGTAAGTCCGAAAGCTTATGTCATTTTGCCGTATTTATGTTAGTATACAAGTAGCTACCCTGTATACTAAACATATTATATTATAGTTATAACACATCTAAAGGATATGTCAAGTCTTTATCTAGCATTACCAGATAAATCATATACGAATTTTCCAGTACGGATGGCTTCCATAATGTCATCGACTTTCTTTTCGTATTCCTGTGCAGACATCTTAGCAACTTGCGACTCTTTGTAGTACGACGAAGTTGCATCTTCTTCAGGTCTGCTTCTACTATTGCGGCTGTTCACTGCCTTAGCTGCATCTGTGTTACTAGGCTTTTTAGTTTTGATATTCTTATCAGCCTTGTAAAGATCAATAGCTCTGGCAGCTGCCTTTGCATCTGTATCGTTTTCATACAGAGCGTTTTGTACCCACTGTGGCTGTTCTTCAGCCCAGTCGTGGAACTCATCACTGGCACGAATTTCATCGAAGTCAGGGTGGTAGCGCATAAGTTCAGCTTCAGCTTTTTCTTTTGCAGCACTCAACTTCATTTCGTCAATTTCTTTGACTCGTGTTTCTAGTCCAGCGGTTTGTTCTTGTGCCTTTTTAATTGCAATTGTTTCAACAATAGCCGCAACGTCAGGGTACTTTTTAGCCCAAGCTTCAATGTCTTCATCAGACTTAGGCAGCTTAATCTCAGATTGAGTAGCTTGACGTAACTGTTGTTCAAGAGCTTGAATACGAGTTTCGTAATCTTTTTCTTTTTGTTGTACGTGTCTACGAAGATCGCCATACCGTTTCTTAAAAGACTTATCTTCTGCGTCACGGGGTTCGATTTGATCTTCGTCTTCACGTTCTTCTTTAGGTTCAGCTTGTGCTTTCTGCTCTTCAACAAGCCTCGCAAGCTCTTCTTCATCTCGCTGCAACCGTTCATCGTTTGTGTACTTACGATTTGCAAATGCAGTAGTTTTTTGCGGCTTCATATCATCAGCCAAAATAGTAGTATCAGACATTTTAGTTTCTTTCACTGGGGCCACCGTAGCCTATGTTGGGAAGGGGGATGGGTAGGCCAGTCTAATATAGCAGTTACTTTTTCTTCTTAGGTGCTGCTAATCCACCTTTAGCCATCTGTGTTCCAGTTGGTCTAACAAATCTATTGGTTCCAGCTTTCTCGTATGCATAATCCATTAGGCGCTGTTCATTCGCACCACCCCAACCTTTTCCAGTTAGGATATGTTCTTTATCCCCTACTTTTTGTGCTACCTCACCACTAGGGTATACTAACATTTTTGATCCACCTACACGTACTTCTTTTGCTGCGGGTGAAGGTTCTTTAACTGGAGCAGCTACAGTAGGCTGTGCTGTTACTTTAGCCTCTTCTTCAGCTTTCCGCATAGCTCTCATTGCTTCCAGCCTTTTTAGTGCAGCATTTTCAGATGTGCTTGATTTTTCTGTAGCTGTATCAGCGGAAGATGTAGCTGGTTGATCAATTTCACCAAGTCCTCTTGTTCCACCTCTTCTCGGGCCACCATCTTTCGGTGTGCCATACTCGCTCATTGGAATTGGCGGTTCGTCTACTACACTTCTATATGTTGGTGTTCCCTGCATTGGGATAGGAGGCTGATCTACTATGCCTGCAACATCACCCATAACGTCATTAACCATAGCGGTGTATAAATCGTTAGAAGGTACTGCGGCTTCAGCAGTAGGTCTAGCTGTAGGACGGATACTTGTTTCTACTGCAGAAGATGTTACACCACCACCTGTAGTCCTAGTAGGTGTAGGTGTTGCAGCTTCTTCTTTATTACCAAAGCCAAACAGGTTCTTAACGTTATCAAACAGATTGCTAAGGAAACCTTCACTAACTTCAGGTGCTTCAAGACCTCTGCGCTCATACTCCTTAAGAATATTGCGCTTCTCCATTCCGGTAGCAAACTTCATAAGCAGACCAAGCGGAGGTGCTACAAAGCCAAGACCTGTGGCAATACCTGCAGTTGTTCTGTTCTTACTAAGAGCATCAGCAAGTTCTTCGTCTGTTAGTTTAGTATAGTCAATTGCTTCACGCTGTGGTCTATTCGCTAACATAGCTGCAGCTGCATTACCGCCACCTCCACCACCAGTTGCGGGTTGAGTAGCTTCAATGCTATCTGTAGCATCAGGGGCAGTAATATTATCAGCAGCTTCACCTGTGCTGCTTACAAGTGTGTATCCAACGGGAGGAGCATAAATAGGCTTACCACCAAAGTGCGGAATAATAGTGGACTGCCCCTTGTCGTTCATGTATGTTTCATATGTAAGGGTAGGAACAAAGGAAGCGTCACCAGAAGAAGGTGCACCAATAGGTGTATCACCTTTTCTGCTAGTCATGAAGGAGGGAAGGTATCCACCCTCAGCCATTTCAACGGGAGCTTGTTCATCTCCGTTAATAATAATATCATCCATACCAAAAGGCAAGTCTTCTTCTACTTCATCAGCATTGCCCATCTGACCAATATCTTCCATGTGGGCAAGGCCAGCTTTAGCCTGATTACGCAAGTCCATAAGTTTTTCTAAACCAAGGTATCTCACTACATCAGCAGGAAAGACAAACTCACCTTCACTAAGCATAGCAGGAACATCATCTCTGACTTCCTTGCGGGTACTACCAGCAGGTACATCATTACCAGATACCTGATCAGTCATGCCGCCTTCATCCATTAAGCCACCATGCTTAAATAAGCTCATCTGTTCTTCCATTGCTATTTATCCTTTAGATAAGACTTCATCCCGAAGCAATTTTAATCTGCGTAGTTGGTAAATTGCACCCTGTGCTCTGTGTAGTGCTTGCATATTCTCAGTTTGTTCCATGAGTTTATGCTGTTGCGCTATTAGTGAATCAAGATAGTCTTCAAATTTAGCCCATTGGGAGTGGTTGTTGACCAGACCCTTCAGGGGGCTGAGCAGTTCCTTGTGCATTTCCGCTAAATCCTTGTTCTTGTGGCGTAGGAGCAGCGCCAACACCAATTGTACCACCACCAGCATTAGTCATATCCATAGGGTTAGCCCCCGCTGGTGCACCTTCAGGCGCAGCTTGCTGGAAACCCTTCATAAGTTCAGCTTGAATAGCAGCTTCAGCCATGTCATTAGTAACCTTATCGGGGTCTAGGTCAAGAGATTTGGCAATCTCCCTAATAATATACTGGAATTTAGCAAACGGTGCAAGCGCTGGATTGCTTGCAACCTGTAAAAACTGCATAAGACGCTGGCTTCTGACCTCATTTGCCATAAGAGACTCAGTACCACGTGCTTTAACCTCAAGATCGCCCTTAATTGTGGGGTCAAAGTCAAACTGCATGTTAAATCTGAACATACCTTCGCCTAATGGGCGTAACAAGTAGTCATCTACGTTCTTAATTACGTTCTTAATGGCCCCACTAGCAGCACCCATAAGCATAGAAATGCCAGAAGCGGTTCTACCTACACCCATAACGCCCGTTTGGCCGTGTGCAAACGAGGGGAAACCAGTAGATTCGTCAGCAAGTACCCGTGCTTTATCAAAAAGCTGCAGGTTTTCGTTAGAAACGTTGGGGAATTTGGTGCCAAAGATAGCCTGACCGGGTGCACCACCCTGTCTACGGAACACTTTGCCGGGATATACAGTTAAATCTTGGCCGGGAACTAGGTTTGTTTCGTCAACTTCGATTAACATGTTGCCGCTAAGCACAGCATTGTCAACAGCCATACGCATAAAGCCGTTCATGAGCGTCTGGGTATCGTCCATGTTCTCAGCAAGACTGATACCAAAGAAGCTGTAGGGGTTCATTTCATAGGGAGCAGCCATATAAGGGATGCGAGCAGGCTTAAACGGATTAAGAACCAAACGAAGAAGCTTGCCATTACAAATCCAAGCATTAGCTTGGACCTCATCAAAGTCTTTGATTTCATCTGGAATGTCTACTCCCTGTTCTTCAAGCAGATCAATGTCCATCATACCCCAGTATTCAAGAACTTCAAAGCGATCAATGCCTTGGTCTGGCGCATAGTCAGCAAGATCAGACTCCCAGTACTTCTTAACGTAGTTTTCACCAAGCGATACAACTTCTTCAATTACATTTTTACGGAAGTAGGGGCGGCGTTTAAGCGCACGTAGCTGTGTACGAGAGAGTTTATGTCTTTCAATTACGTACTGAGCCTCATCCATGTTATTGGCATCTGGATCAGGATAGAAGTTCCAAACGGATACGTGGCTTACTTGGGGAATTGTTTTAAACTCAGGAACGTACTCGCCTTCTTCATTCCAGTTGGGGTATTCTTTATCGACTGCAAACGGACCTTTCATAACGCCAGTACCAAACAAAGGCATTTCAAAAGCTGTGCTTCTAAGGTGCTTGTTTGCGCTCGATTCATCTAGCTGATCCATGATTTTCTTTTGCATCTTTTTAGCTGCAAGCATTGCAGGTTCAAAAGTTACAGAAGAAGGAGTAAGACCCGGACCTTCTTTTACATTTGTAATACCTTCAAGGCGCTTACTAACTTCAGCGCCTATACTTTCTTTAAGTGTCTTAACAGTAGCGCCAGCCGGAATAGTTTTACCATCCCCCTTATAGCCGTAGGGAGAAATAAGATTATCTAGGTCAGACGATGCAAGTTGTTCCGGTGTAGCAGGATCAAAGCTTACAGAATCAACTACACCATCCGGCAGTTCAGACGGGTCAATGCTAATCGGGAATTTGTTATTGCCAAATAAAACATCAACGATCTGGCTATAAGCAGCAAGAACTTTAGTCTTAGTTACTTTAATAAATACTCTAGACTTTTCGGCATCGGTAAATTGTACATCAGAACCATAAAGACCACGGTAGTTTCTATATGCTTTCAGCCAGCGAGTCTCGTCTTGCTGACGATGATCTTCGGCACGGGAATATTTTTCCATAATAAATGGAATAATACGAGCACTGTCTAAGTCAGTCTTAGCTGTATCCTCTGTATCCTCTAAGCTAATAGCTTTGTCGTCAAGGAACATTTCTTTATTGTCTGCCATGTGTCTTACCTTTAATAGCCGAATGTTGAATCAGCAACTTGAAAACTATTTCTTTGCGATCTTGTCGGCTCATAGTCAAAGATACTAAATCGTGGTCTTGACATGATACCGTATCTTAAGGCATCGTACAAGTGATCTTCAGATGTGGTATCAATATCCTCTGGGTTCTTTTTATCAATCGGTAGTGCGGGTAGTTGAGCGATTGTGTTTACACAAGTATTAAAAAACACAAGCCTTGGTTCTTCTGTAAACTCGTCTACTTGTAGCCTTCTGTGTATTTCGTTTTTACCCGCTACACGTGAACCTTTACTTCTATCAGACTGTCTCCACCTGCAACCACGCTGAATCATCTGTTCAGCTAGAGATGGTCCAGTATCACCTCGTCTATGCCAGAGGGAGGAGTCAAGTACTCCGTATCTAATCTGCCCGTCTTCAGCTTCCAAGTTTAGGATCATGTCAGCTAAGTCAGTAGCTAAAACTTTAGATACGTACAGTTCTCTATACACAATCAATTGCTCAGAGGGTGATACAGCGAACCAAAGAACACCAGTCTTACTTCCGTAGCCGTAGTCACAAGCCCTGAACTTAACCCAGTTGTTAGGAATACGGAAGGGTTCAATTACATGCTTATTGCGATCAAACTCAGTAAACGCTGCACCTTCTTTAATATCCCAATCACCGTCTAACAGCTGTCTTCTCTGCTGCTCAGGCAAGGAGAGAAGCATAGCCTCGTAGTCACCTTGCTCATGTAGATATGGGTTATCCGAAAGTCTAGCTGGAATAAACCTACGCTTAAAAAGAGGCTTACCCGCTTTGCTATGTCCATCTGGATATTCTAGTGTCTGTCCAGTTTCAATATCTGTTGCCCAAAAGGATTTACCAGCAGGCGCAGGATCAATAAACATTTTCTTTACCCAGTGATGTCCTCTACCTCCGGGGTTGGTGGTAGCTCGCATAAACACTGGAAGGTCGGATGCAGTGGACCGTAGACGAGAGCGCATGTAGTTCCATGCAAATGGTGTGGGCCATTGTGTCAACTCGTCAAAGCCTATCCAACTAAACGCTAGACCCTGATAACGCAAAACGTCTTCCTCTCTATCGAGGTAAGACATCCACAATCT